CGATGATAACCAAAGCCGTGCAAAAGATGATGACTTTGACCTAACCGCAGCACTTGAAAAGGCCTCGTTTGTTGAGAAAGGTGACGTCTGGACCGTTGGTAGGCATAGACTAATGTGTGGTGATGCAACATCAAGTGAAGATGTATCAACTCTTATGGGCAATACAAAGGCAAATCTTATACTGACTGATCCGCCGTATGGTGTATCTTTTAAGAGCTCATCAGGCCTGACAATTCAAAATGACAGTATGAAAAACGAGGAGTTCTACAATTTTCTGCTTGCGTCATTTAAGTGTATGGCTGAACATCTTGAGAATGGAGGTTCAGCATATGTGTTCCATGCTGATACAGAGGGACTTAATTTCAGAAAGGCGTTTATTGATGCAGGCTTTCATCTTGCCGGTTGTTGCATCTGGGTGAAGGATAGTCTTGTTCTTGGTCGCTCTGATTATCAGTGGCAGCACGAGCCTGTACTTTATGGTTTTATGCAGAACGGAAAGCATAAGTGGTACTCGGACAGAAAGCAAACTACAATCTGGAATTTTGACAAGCCAAAAAGAAATGCAAATCACCCAACATCAAAGCCACTTGATTTACTCAGCTATCCTATTGGCAATTCAACTCAGGAAAACGGTGTTGTGATCGACACTTTTGGAGGAAGCGGTTCAACTATGATGGCATGTGAACAGATGAACAGAATTTGCTATATGATGGAACTCGACGAAAAATACGCCTCAGTAATTTTAAGAAGATATGTTGAAAATACAAACAATGCAGAAGGTGTGTTTGTTGAAAGAAACGGTAGAAAAATCCCGTATACCGAGCTTGTGAAAAAGGTTGAAAGGGAATAGATATACACAATAATCTTGCAAAATGATTGTGCAGTAATCGTATTGATATATCCTTCAAAAAGAGCGAATATGTGTACAACAAAAGGAAATACACAATTATAAAACGGAGGACACTATGAATACAAAGACATTAAGACAAATCGAGGAAATGAAAAAGCAGACAATCGGCGTTGAGGTTGAGATGAACAACATCACAAGGAACAAAGCCGCAAAAATCGCAGCCGAGTTCTTCGGCACAGGCAGATTTGAAAACACAGCCGACAGAAACGGCTACTGCACATACTCGGCTTGGGACGAGCAAGGCAGAGAGTGGAAATTCCAAAAAGATGTCAGCATTGCAGGAATTGACAGTGAGAAATGCGAAATGGTCACACCAATTTTAAACTATTCAGACATTGAAACCTTGCAGGAGCTTGTAAGGATATTAAGAAAAGCGGGTGCAAAGAGCGACTCAACAAGAGGTTGCGGAGTACACATTCACATCGGTGCAAAAGGCCACACGGCAAAGACACTCAGAAACCTTGCAAACATTATGGCAAGCCACGAACAGCTTTTGATTGACGCCTTAAACCTTGACGAGGTGAGAATAAGAAGATACTGCAAAACGGTAGATCCACGCTTTTTGGAACAGGTCAACAGAACTAAGCCTGAAACGATGTCACAACTTGCCGATGTATGGTACAAGAGCCACGATGAAAACTACGGCAGAAGTCACCATTACAATGGAAGTAGATACCATATGCTCAACCTCCACGCAACCTTTACAAAGGGAACGGTTGAGTTCAGACTTTTCCAATTTGACAAGCCCGCAAACGGCAAGAAGAATGGACTTCACGCCGGACAGCTTAAAAGCTACATTCAGCTTTGCTTGGCACTCAGCCAAATGGCAAAGGAAGTTAAATCGGCAAGTGCAAAGCCTCAGCAGACAGAAAATCCAAAATACGCAATGAGGACTTGGCTTTTGCGACTCGGCTTTATCGGTGACGAGTTCAAGACAGCAAGAGATGTGTTCACAAGCAGACTTTCGGGAGACACGGCTTTTAGGAACGGCAGAGTTGCTTGAAGTGATTAGGTTAAATGCCCCACTGACCGCTTTGGCGGTCTTAAGGTGGTAGAAGAACATATCTTCGGAAAGGATTGATTTTATGAAAAGGTTATACATAGCCTACGGAAGTAACCTGAATGTAAGACAGATGAAAACGAGATGTCCGAACGCAAAAATTCTCGGTACGGCAAAGCTAAAAGGCTGGGAGTTGCTTTTCAAAGGGAGCAAGTCTGGTTCGTACCTTACCATTGAGAAAAAAGAAAACGCCATTGTGCCTGTGATAATTTGGGAGGTCGATAAGACCGATGAAAAAGCACTTGACCGCTATGAGGGATATCCGACCTTCTACTACAAGAAGGATATCAAGGTGCAATACAAGGGCATCAGAACAGGCAATCGCAGAACGGTTACCGCCTTCGCCTACATTATGCACGAGGAAAGGCAAATCGGTGTACCAAGCCTTTTCTACCTCAACACCTGCCTTGACGGTTACGATACCTTTTGTTTTGACAAGCAGATACTTCTCAATGCCTATCACAAGTCAAAGGAGTTGTACGAAAATGACCGATAACCTTGTTCAGTTACGCACCTGTCCCCGTTGTGGCGGGGTTTATTCCGGACACGGTGCAGTTTCAAGGGCAGACAACCTAACCATCATCTGCCCCGACTGTGGCACACGAGAGGCCCTCGAAAGCATTGGTGTTGATGAAAAGGAGCAGGAGAAAATTCTTGATACTATTCATAATTCCGTAATGTAAATTATTAAAAATTTTTTTGCTATCAATTGATTTTTAACAATGAATTTGATAGGATAAGTTGTGTAAGGATAAAAGTCGAATTTCTTTTGATACAGGGTATGGAGTATGACAAGAAGAATTTTGATAATAAAATCTTTAGATTTATTTATACTGAAGCCATGAAAGGCACTGTTATTTCGTTATCCTATAAGGGTAAGAAAACGGACTTATGAAATCAGATTTACTGGATTTTTCATAAGGTGAAATTTAATCTCTAATTATAAAGTACTAAATAACTAGAAAGCAAATTATTCAAGCATAACGGGGTGATGATATGATTCGAGCTGACCGAAACGCGGAGATAAATGAGATACTACGAAATGAGTATTATAGTTTTACTGTTCCGTTTCTTACGGAATGGTCTGCTGCGTTTGATAAAGAAGTCCCTCCTTCCAGGATAAATGAGTTCGGTATAATCGACGAAAAACGCTACGATACTGACAAAGGAGTCCTCTTTGTTGGCAAAGAAACAAATAATTGGGATAACGAGGACTATGAAAAAGGGATACTCTTTCGTAGTTGGATGGAGGGCATTACTCAGCATGGGCTTGCCGGTGGAGATCATATCAGCCAGCATCCGAATATGTGGTACAACATAGGCAGATGGGCAACACTGATTTGTGGTCCATCCACTTCTATTGATGAGATAGCTGATATGAAGGCTTCTGCTATTTCTGCTATTGGTATGATAGCATTTACAAACATAAACAAAGTTCGTGGGAAAAAAAGCAGCAGAAACGAATACCATCAACTTGCAAAGTCCCGTATTGCAGGAGAACTGCTGCGACGAGAAGTTGAAATAATAAAGCCTCAACTGATTGTCTGCTGCGGTACATATAACACAGTTGTTAAGTCACTCCATGATTACGAGGGGCAGATCATTAAAATGCCCCATCCGGGAGCAAGAAAGAAAAAAACCAAGATGCTGTATGAATTGCTAAGGCAGATAACACCCAAAAAGGAGGACTACTGTAATGATTGAGAGTTTCCCTTACATATACAAAGGAAAGTCAAAAGATGCAATTAAACAATTTATAAAATCTGAAACTGGAATAGAAATATCAAATCTGCTAAATAAATATATTGCTAACCCCACTTTAGTTCATACAGCTAATAAGCAAACCTTATTGCTATTGGCAGAAGAATTCGAACCGATATATCAAAAATACATAGGAATATTAGATGGTCCTAATGAGATTGGAACGATTAAAATATTTGGATTTTTTCTAAAATCTCGAATTGAAAGAATACCCGAACTACAACAATATCTTATGTAAGAATTATAAAGTGCACTTTATTAGCTTGCCAATATAGGCAGGCTATTTTTATGCCATTCGGAGGTGAGATTTTGAGAAAACTTAAAAATTACAAGCCTACAAAATTCAAAGCGAAAGGTAGCTATTACGATAAAGAATATGCCGACTTCGCTGTTGCCTTTATTGAAAGCCTTTGTCACACCAAAGGCACTTGGGCGGGAAAACCCTTTGAGCTTATGGATTGGCAGGAGCAAATTATTCGTGACCTGTTCGGCATTTTAAAGCCAAACGGATACAGGCAGTTTAATACTGCATATATAGAGATTCCGAAAAAGAACGGTAAATCTGAATTAGCTGCGGCTGTTGCACTTCTGCTCACCTGTGGTGACGGTGAACAGCGAGCCGAGGTTTACGGTGCGGCTGCCGACAGACAACAGGCGTCAATCGTTTTTGATGTTGCCGCCGATATGGTGCGAATGTGTACGGCTCTGAACAAAAGAGTAAAGATACTTGCATCACAGAAAAGGCTGATTTACGAACCGACAAACAGCTTTTATCAGGTGCTATCCGCCGAGGCATACAGCAAGCACGGCTTTAATGTTCACGGTGTTGTGTTTGATGAGTTGCACAGTCAGCCGAACAGAAAACTCTATGATGTCCTTACAAAGGGTAGCGGTGATGCACGAATGCAGCCGCTCTTTTTTCTGATCACAACAGCCGGCACAGATACACATTCAATCTGCTATGAGGTTCATCAAAAGGCACAGGATATTATTGACGGGCGAAAAATCGACCCTACATTCTATCCTGTCATTTTCGGTGCTGATGATAACGAGGACTGGACAAGTCCGAAGGTCTGGAAAAAATGCAATCCATCTCTGGGTGAAACTATCGGAATGGATAAAGTTAAAACCGCTTGCGAATCAGCAAAGCAAAATCCGAGTGAAGAGAACTCGTTTCGACAGCTAAGACTTAATCAGTGGGTTAAGCAGGCTGTTCGTTGGATGCCGATGGACAAATGGGATAAATGTTCCTTTGCAGTCGATGAAAATGACCTCTGCGGACGGGTTTGTTACGGTGGACTTGACCTTTCAAGCACAACGGATATTACCGCATTTGTGCTTGTATTTCCTCCGCTTGATGAAGAGGATAAGTATGTTATTCTTCCGTATTTTTGGATACCCGAGGATACGCTTGATTTGCGTGTAAAGCGTGACCATGTTCCGTATGATGTGTGGGAGCGACAGGGATATTTGCAGACCACGGAGGGTAATGTTATTCACTACGGCTACATAGAAAAATTCATTGAAAAGCTCGGTGAGAGATTTAACATTCGAGAGATTGCATTTGACCGTTGGGGTGCGGTTCAGATGGTACAGAACCTTGAGGGTATGGGATTTACCGTTGTTCCATTTGGGCAGGGATTCAAGGATATGTCTCCTCCGACCAAGGAACTTATGAAACTGACGCTTGAACAGCGAATCGCACACGGCGGTCACCCTGTACTTCGATGGAATATGGACAATATCTTTGTCAGAACAGACCCTGCCGGCAACATAAAGGCAGACAAAGAAAAATCCACGGAGAAAATTGACGGTGCAATTGCTACAATTATGGCACTTGACAGAGCAATTCGCTGTGGAAACAATAACTGTGCATCGGTTTATGATGACAGAGGATTGTTGTTTATATGACATCAGTAAATTTTTATGCAGATATATATGAACATAAAAAGTAAATATATTTTTCAAAGCATCTCAAAAGAGGTGTTTTTCTTTTGCCCATTTTACGAAAGAGTGGTGGTTTTATGGGTATTTTAAGCGGTTTGTTTCGTTCACGAGATAAGCCGAAAAACAGTACATCGGGCAGCAGCTACCGATTTTTCTACGGTCAGAGCAGTGCCGGCAAATGTGTAACAGAAAGAAGTGCAATGCAGATGACTGCGGTATATGCCTGCGTCAGAATTTTATCCGAGGCGGTTGCAGGACTTCCGCTCCATCTTTACAAATACAACTCAAACGGCAGTAAGGAAAAGGCACTTGAACATCCGTTGTATTTTCTTTTGCACGATGAGCCTAATCCCGAAATGACTTCATTTGCTTTTAGAGAAACCTTGATGACTCATCTGCTTTTGTGGGGCAATGCCTATGCACAAATCATAAGAAATGGCAAGGGCGATGTTGTTGCCCTCTATCCTCTTATGCCGAACAGAATGACAGTTGACAGAGATAAAAGCGGTAATCTTTACTATCAGTACAACACAAGCTCCGATGACGCAAGAACAATGAAAGGTGCAACGGTAAGGCTTTCACCGTATGAGGTTTTGCATATTGCCGGACTTGGATTTGACGGACTTGTCGGATACTCGCCTATTGCAATGGCAAAGAACGCAATCGGTCTTGCCATTGCCGCCGAGGAATACGGTAGTAAGTTTTATGCAAACGGTGCGTCACCCAGCGGTGTACTTGAACATCCGGGTACGCTTAAAGACCCGTCAAAGGTTCGTGATTCGTGGAATGCCGCCTTTGCAGGAAGTGGCAACAGTCATAGAGTTGCCGTGCTTGAGGAGGGACTGAAATACACACCGATTTCAATTTCACCGAACGAGGCGCAGTTCCTCGAAACAAGAAAATTTCAGATAGATGAGATAGCTCGAATTTTCAGAGTACCGCCACATATGGTGGGTGACCTTGAAAAGTCGAGCTTTTCTAATATTGAACAGCAGTCACTTGAATTTGTGAAGTACACACTTGAACCGTGGATAGTGCGTTGGGAGCAGTCGATTTCTCGCTCCTTGCTTTCAAGAAGTGAAAAAAGTTCGTACTTTGTGAAGTTTAATGTTGACGGACTTCTGCGTGGTGACTATGCAAGCAGAATGAGTGGCTATGCAACGGCAAGGCAGAACGGCTGGATGTCGGCAAACGATATACGAGAGCTTGAAAATCTTGACCGTATTTCTGACGAGGAGGGTGGAAATCTGTATCTCGTGAATGGCAGCATGACAAAGCTGAGCGATGCAGGGGCTTTTACTGAAAAGAATAATGAAAAGGAGGAAAATACAAATGGCGAAAAGGTTCTGGAATTGGAAAAATCATACAGAAGAAAATGAAACTGTACAAAGAGTTCTTGAACTTAACGGAACTATTGCAGAAGAAAGTTGGTTTGACGATGATGTGACACCGCAGATGTTTAAAAATGAGCTTTTTACAGGAAGTGGTCCCGTTACAATTTGGCTTAATTCTCCGGGTGGAGATTGCGTTGCGGCAAGTCAGATTTATTCAATGCTTATGGATTATCCACATGATGTGACGGTTAAAATTGATGGTATTGCTGCAAGTGCGGCCTCGGTTATTGCAATGGCTGGTACAAGGGTGTGTATGGCACCTACCGCCCTTATGATGATTCACAATCCGGCAACAACCGCCTTTGGTGACCATAGAGATATGTCAAAGGCGATTGAGATGCTTGATGAGGTCAAGGAGAGCATTATAAATGCTTATGAATTACGCACGGGGCTTTCACATACGCAGCTTTCGCATATGATGGATGAATGCACATGGATGAATGCAAAGAAGGCTGTTGAACTTGGTTTTGCCGACGACATTCTTAAGGACGATAAGAATACCGCTGAAACGGAAGGGTATTCTTTTTCCGAAGATGCGGTTGAGAGGGCACTCATTAACAAAATCAAGAATAAGCATTCTGTTGGCAAGACAGGACGAAAAGTTGATGAGTTAAAGATGCAACTTTACAAAAAGTTACTTTAATAAGGAGAATTTAACTATGACTATTACAGAATTAAGAGAAAAAAGAGCAAGACTTTGGAACACGATGGAGGGCTTTCTTGATACACACAGAAATGATATGGGTGTATTGAAGGCGGAGGACGATGCGACGTACTCGAATATGGAGGGTGAACTTGATAGCCTTACAAATGAAATTCACAGAATGGAACGCAGAGAGGTGCATGAAAAGGAACTTAACAAAGCGGTAAATACGCCGATTGTCACCACACCGGTTGACAATAAGCCTGAAAGGACAGGCAGGGCAAGTGATGAATACAGAGAGGATTTTCAGAATCATCTTCGTGGCAGAGCACAGGTTCACAATGTACTCTCTGAGGGTACAGACGCTGACGGTGGTTTTCTTGTTCCCACGGAATTTGAAACAAGCATTGTTTCGGCACTTGAGGAGGAGAATATTATACGCTCTCTTGCGAAGGTAATCACAACCCAGCATGAACGCAAAATTCCGATTGCCACGGGTCATTCTGTTGCTCAGTGGACGGCCGAGAATGCAGCGTACACGGAAAGTAATCCAACCTTTGGACAGAAGCAGCTTGACGCATTTAAACTTACAGACCTTTGTAGGGTAAGTACAGAGCTTTTACAGGATTCAGCCTTTGATATTGAGGATTACCTTATGAAAGAATTTGCAAGAGCCTTCGGTATTGCTGAAGAGGAGGCATTCTGCGTTGGCACAGGTACAAATCAGCCAACAGGTATTTTTACGGCCAAAGGTGGTGAAGTTGGTGTTACGGCCGCTGGTGCAACTGCAATTACTGCTGATGAAGTTATCAGCCTTGTGTATTCACTCAAATCACCGTACAGAAGAAATGCAAAGTTTCTTATGAATGACTCTACCGTTGCAATTCTCAGAAAACTCAAGGATAACAACGGTGCGTATCTCTGGCAACCGTCAGTACAGGCTGGTCAGCCGGATAAGCTTCTTGGCTATGACCTTTACACAACACCGTATGCACCTGTTGCAACAACAAATTCACTCCCTATTGCCTTTGGCGATTTTTCAAATTACTGGATTGGCGACAGAGGTTCAAGAACGGTACAGCGACTTAATGAATTGTATGCTACTAATGGCCAGATTGGTTATGTATCTACTGAGAGAGTTGACGGTAAGGTAATTCTTACAGAGGGTATCAAACTCTTACAGATGAAAAAATCCTGAGGTGATGAAATTAGTGAATGAACTGCTTGAAAAAGTAAAGCAAAATCTCATACTTGAACATTCTGAGGACGATGCACTTCTTGAGCAGTACATCACTGCATCGGTTTCCTATGCCGAAAGCTATCAACACATTGATGAGGGTTACTACTCCACACACACAATGCCTGCAACTACCGAACAGGCAGTTATTATGCTTGCGAGCCATTTCTACGAAAGCAGAGATGGCTCAACGGGCGGTTTCTTTGCTGACAGCACAAATGCATCGGCTCAGGTGTGGAACACGGTCAATTTACTTTTAAGGCTTGACAGGAACTGGAAGGTGTAGCTATGAGTTTTGGAAAGATGAACACACCTGTTGAATTTATGAAAAAGGTGATTGAAACCGATGATGAGGGCTTTAAGAAGGAAATACTGAAAACGGTTGCACGAGTTAGAGCGTATCGTGAGGGCAGACATGGCAGTGAACGGTGGGCAAATATGGCGACATTTTCCGTTGCGACTGACCTGTTTCGCCTAAGGTGTATTCCGCACATAGAGGTTACAACCGATATGCTCATTCTTTGTGACGGAAAGCGGTTTGAAATCACATCCGTTGAGAATGTAAAAGGCAGAGGAATGTATCTTGAAATTCTTGCAAAGGAGGTTGACGCAAGTGGCTAGATGCACAATGAAAATGCCGGAGGAGTTTTTACTCAAAATTTCAAGACTTGGGAACAAAACCGATGAAGTGTGTGGAAGGGTACTCAATGCCGGTGCTAAAGTTGTACTTAAAAAGGTGAGAACAAATCTCAGAAATGTCATCGGCAAGGATACAAAAACGCAGTCACGCTCCACGGGTGAGCTTGAACGCTCGCTCGGTGTGTCACCTGTTTTATCGGACAAGAACGGCAATATGAATATCAAGATAGGCTTTTCAGAGCCGAGAACAAATGGCGAGAGCAATGCGAAAATTGCGAGTGTAATTGAATACGGCAAAAGCGGTCAGCCACCAAAACCGTTTATGAAGCCTGCAAAATCAGCGTCACGCAAGGAGTGTATGACGGTTATGATTAACACGCTTGATGAGGAGGTAAAGAGCATATGAGTTTGCTTGCTGAAATCAAGAGTATTGCAGAGGAATTGAACATCAAGGTTGAAACAGGTGCTTTTTCAAACAAAGTACCTGACGAATACATTGTTCTCACTCCGCTTTCGGACGGCTTCGATATGCACTGCGACAATATGCCGACCTTTGACAGACAGGAAGTGAGAATTTCTATATTTTCAAAGGGTAATTATTCTGCACTTAAATACAAGCTTGTGACCGCTCTTTTTCAAAGTGATATTTCAATTACCGATAGACTGTATATCGGTTATGAGAGCGACACGGGCTATCATCACTATGCTATTGACGCATTAAAAACTTATGAATTGGAGGAGATAGATTATGGCAACAATCGGACTTGATAAGCTGTATTACGCAAAAATCACAGAGGACTCTGACGGAAACGAAACCTATGAC